GAAGAATAATTAAGGAGACTAAATAAATGTCGACCTATAAAGAGATAGTCGGAAAAAAAATTAAATCCCTATCATCAGATCCATCCGATTCTGCTGATGGACAAATGTGGTATAACACAACCACACAAAAACTTAGAGGCTTAGCTCTTCTTGAAGCATGGGTTTCATCTAGTAACATGCCAACCGCAACAGGAGGAGCAGGATCAGGTGGAACTGTTTCATCTTCTTTTTATGCAACAGGTAGTACTCCTTCTGCTACCTCTGCTACGTTTCATTACAATGGCACGGGTTATAGCGCTGGAGGAAATACTAATAACCAAAGAAACAGTATAATGGGAGCTGGAACAGGTGTGCCAGCTGCTTTGATATTTGGAGGTAATCCACCAAGCACTACAACAGAAACATATAATGGAACTTCTTGGACTAATGGGCCTGCTTATAGCACAGATGTTTATGCAGGATCTGGAAATGGAACTTATACTGCGGCTTTAAAATGTGGAGGTTTTTTACCAGCAGGAAGTCCAACTACATCTACAGAAGAATGGGGTGGATCGTCTTGGACATCTGGTGGAGCTCTTCCTACTGGATTTTTTGCAAATGGATTAGCTGGTACTTCAGCTGCTGCTTTAGCTTTTGGAGGATCAACAAACAATGGTCCAACTGAAGTAAGTACATCTTATTCTTATGATGGTTCATCTTGGACTGCAACAAATAGCATGAACACGGCTCGTATTCATTTATCTGGATTTGGAAGTCAAACAGCAGCGATTGGTTGTGGAGGACAAACTGATGCTCCATCTTCTCCTACGGAAACAGAATCATGGAATGGAACATCTTGGTCAGTTTCTCCTGCAACTTTAGCATCAGGTGGACAATCACAAGCGGCAATATCTAATGTGGGTACATCAACGGCAGGCGTTGTAGCCGGTGGCTACAATCCTTCAATATCAAACGCCACTCAAGAATACAACTCATCAACAAACGTAATAACAGCTGCAGCATGGAGCAGTGCTTCAGCTTCTAATACAACAAGATATATAGCAAGTGGTGTGGGATCAACTACTGCTTGTGTTGTTTATGGTGGAGTTTTAAATCCAGGTACAACTTTACGAGCACAAACAGAAGAATGGGACGGATCATCATGGACTGAATCAGGAGATTTAAGTACAGCAAGATTTGGTATTGGTCAAGGTATTGGAACTCAAACTGCTGCATTAGCATACGGTGGTTACACATCAACAATAGTTAATGATGTTGAAGAATACGATGGTTCTTCTTGGACAGCTGGAGGAGCTATGCCAGCAACTAATAGAATTCAAGGAGGGTTTGGAATTCAAACAGCTGGGGTTTCAGCTGCAGGTCAAGGTTCACCTGGAAAATGGGCAAATGTTTATCATTATGATGGTTCTAGTTGGACTTCTGCTACTGCATATCCTACGGCTGTTGAACAAATGGCAGGATGTGGAACTCAAACTGCAGGACTAATAACAGGTGGTAGTGCGGACACAGGATTAGTAAGCACACAAAATGAATATGATGGTTCTAGTTGGACAGCAGGAGGAGGATTACTTTCAGTTCTTGCTTTTCAAAATAACAATGGAACTCAAACATCTTGTCAAATAATAGGTGGAGGTACACCTAGTTATACCACTGCTGTGTCAACTTATGATGGAACAACAGTTTCTACAGCACCAAGTATAGCTACTGCAAGAGGATATGGTAGAGGAACTACTACTTCAGGAGCTATAACAGGAGCCATTATAACTTCAGGATCAGTGCCTGGTACACCGAGTTCTAATACATCAGAAGAATTTACAGCTGAAACAACAGCTGCTAATATAAAAACATTTAGTACGAGTTAATTATGAGCACATATAAAAATATTCGCGGTAAAGCAATTAAATCAGTAAGCACAAACTTATCTGATACTGGTGCTGAAGGACAAATTTGGTTTAACACAACGGATAATCAATTTAAATCTGTTGTTGCTATTGAAGCATGGACAAGTGGTGCAGCATTAATATCAGGAAGAGCTTCTGCAGGTGGAAATGGAATACAAACTGCAGCTTTAATGTGTGGTGGTTATACTACTGCAGGTGTAGCTTCTACAGAAGAATATGGTGGATCTAGTTGGACTGCTGGAGGAGATTTAAATACAGGAAGATATGCTCTTAGATCAGCGGGAACTCAAACTGCAGCTTTAGCTTTTGGAGGTTATATGCCTCCTGGATATGTAACAGTAACAGAATCTTATAATGGAACAAGTTGGACAAACGCTCCAGCATTAAATACAGGAAGAAGCAGTGGTTCACCAGCAGGAACATCTACTGCAGCCTTGTACGCAGGTGGAGGAAACCCAAGCACTATGAATAATTCAGAAGAATACGATGGCTCTAGTTGGTCTGAAGGAAATAATTTAAATACTTCTAGAACTGGAATAGGTGGTTCTGGACTTCAAACTGCAGCATTAGCAGCAGGAGGAGAATTAGGTCCTCCAGGATATACAGCAGCAACAGAATTATATGATGGAACAAGTTGGACAACTTCTCCAGCCTCATTAAATGTTATCAAAGGTGGTCAAGGACAAAGTGGAACTCAAACTTCTAGTTTAGCTTATGGTGGTTATACTGGAACTGCAGTTACGGCAGCCACAGAATCTTGGGATGGAACTAGTTGGACTAATTTATCACCAGTTGTTATGTCTGTAGCCAGAAATGCAACTCAAGGAGCAGGAGCAGATTCAACAAGTGCAGTTTGTTTTGGAGGTGATCCTCAAAAAAAAGATACAGAAGAATATGCAAAATCAGCAAACGTTATTACAGCTGGAGCATATGCTTCAGGTGGATCGTTAAATACTGGAAGATACGCTATAGGAGGAATGGGAACTGAAGCAGCAGGTTTAGCAGCAGGAGGTTATGGACCAGACAGAACAGCTAATAGTGAAGAATATAATGGTACGTCTTGGTCAGAGGGAAATAATTTAAATAACGCAGGTGAAGGTGGAGGTGCTGCAGGAACACAAACTAATGCTGCTTATATGGGTAGAGGTGCACCACCAGCAACAAATTATTTTGAAGGATATAACGGAACTAGTTGGACTAGTTTAACAAACTTACCACACAATTTGTGGTATGGAGCTGGAGCTGGAGTTGGTTATACTTCTTGTTTAGTTTTTGGAGGATCAACTGCTCCTGGATCATCTAATACAGGTAATACAGATTATTGGAATGGATCTTCTTGGGAAGAGGAAAATAGTATGAATACAGCTAGATCTAATCTAGGAGGAGCTGGAGCAACTTATAACGCTGCATTAGCTTTTGGTAGTACTGATGGAAAAACAGAATCATTTAATGGTTCAAGTTGGACTGAAGTTGGAGATATGTTATATGGTAGCACACCAACAGCAGGGGCCGGAACTCAAACAGATGCTGTTGGAGGTTCACCCGCTGCAGGAGTTACTACACAAGTTTGGAATGGAACTAATTGGGCCACTGGACCTGCATTAACTACAACTTTTTCTCCACATGGTAAAAGAGCCGGTAGTTGTTTTTCTCCAGGATCAGGACCACATATGTTTTTTGGTGGCGCAGTGACTACACCGCCTGCAGCACCTATAACTAATACAGAAGAATTTACACCAGGAACAACAGCATTAAATGTTAAGACTTTGACACAAAGTTAAACTATGATATACAAACTTTAAAAGGAGGAAGACTATGGCACACTTTATATATGGAGTAGCTACAAACACTGGAAAAGGATTTATTACTGCAGAAGACAGAAGAAAATTCTTTCTTAGAGGTTATCCTGCAAACGTCTGGATGGTAGGTAATACTGTCGATGGCGCTATGTGGTTAGCTGATAAGAACGGTGTTGAAAAGACAAAAGCAGAAGCACAAGCTTTGATTGACGCTGAAGTACAAGCGGCACAAGCTGCGTGGGACGCTCAGTCTGACGAAGATAAAGCTGAACCAAATCCACAAAGACCATCTGATGTAACATTGCCATAAGGATATTTTAAATGGCGACTTACGAAGATATTTACGGAAAGCGAGTTAAATTTTTTGACTCTGACCCCACGCTAAATTCTAGTTATGAGGGACAGGTTTGGTATGACTCGGCTACAGGAGTTCTTAAATCTGTAGTTTCATCTGCAGCCGCTGTTACAACTACAAACATGCCGACTGCTACTAGAGCTGTTGGTGCTATCGGAGCAACACAAGATGCTTATATATCTGCAAGTGGTGCTAATCCTTCAACGAATTATGCTAGTGGTAGTTTTGAATATAGTGGAGCTGGTTGGGCGACTATTGCTAGTACAAACACTGCAAGAAGCAGCGCGTGTAAGGGAGCAATTGGAACTACATCGGCAGGGGCTGTTTTGGGAGGTGCTGGTGGTCCAGTTTATCCACCTTCTGGGCCTGGATATTCTCTTGGATATACAGAATTATGGAATGGAAGTTCTTGGAGTGAAACAGGAGACATGCCTACTGGAGTACAAGCTGGTGAAGCTTTTGGAACATCAACTGCAGCTGCAGTTACTGGTGGGTTTACCCATGGTAATCCTCCGTATTGGACAGAAGCAACACAAGAATTTAATGGTAGTTCTTGGACAGCAGGAACTGCTGCTCCACGTCATACTGTTAATGGATGTGGAGTTGGAACTCAAACAGCAGGAATGATTGTTAGTCAACAAGAACAACCTAGTGATAATTATTTAACTAAAACAGCAATAGCACAAACAAGAGAATATGATGGAACAAATTGGACAACAGGAGGAACTGTTAACTTAGCATCTCCCGCTAATGCTGTCGTTGGAACACAAAGTTCTTGTAGAAAAATGGGCGGAAATGGTCCTCCAACACCATCCTCTTATACTAATCAAGAAGAATGGAATGATACTGTATGGACAACAGATGGTGCTTTAGCGTCAGATTTTACAAACGGTGGTGGAGCAGGAACTGCGTCAGCAGCGGTAATTGCTGGTGGTTACACTTCAACTAATTTATTAACCACTCAAGAAGTAACAAAAACAATTAGCACACTCACTGCAGCAGCATGGGCTAGTGGTGGAACTTTAAATGTTTCAAGAAAACAAACTTATGGAGCTGGATCGCAAACAGCAGGATTAATATTTGGAGGAGAAGGTCCTTCAGGGGACCGAAATCAAACAGAAGAATACAATGGATCTACATGGACTGAAGTTAATAATATGCCAGCAACAAATAAAGACCATGCTGGTTTTGGAATTCAAACAGCTGCTGTAGCTTGTGGAGGTAGTCCAACTACTACATCTCTTAATTATGATGGAACAAACTGGACAGCATCTCCAGGATCATTAAACACGGGAAGATCAAACGCAGGTGGCACAGGGACACAAACAGCAGGATTAACATTTGGAGGTTATCCAAGTATAACAGCAACAGAAGAATACGGTGGATCAACTTGGACAACAGGAGGAGCTTTACCTGCATCTAAATCAAATATTTTTGCAGCAGGAACACAAACAGCTGCCTTAGGTGCTGGTGGAGGACCACCAACTTCAACAAATGTTTATGAGTATGATGGTTCTTCTTGGACTGCTGGAAATGCATTACCTTCAGGAACAATTGATGCAAGAGGCGGTGGAACACAAACTGATGCTTTATATGCTGGTGGTTATTTACACCCAGGAAGTGGTTATCCCACTACAACTCTTGGTTATGATGGAACAAATTGGTCAACAAGACCAAGTTTAGCCACAGCAACTGCGGGTGGAGGAGCAGGTCAAAGTGCAGCTCCAGCAAGTGCTAATTGGATAGCAGGTGGTAATCCAACCCCAGCTATTGCAGCCACACAAGAATTCACTGGAGAAACAGAAACTGTTACAGGTAAGACATTGACAACTAGTTAATAAAGTATATATTGTTGGATGAAAGGATTATTATGACAGAAAAAAGAAATATACATGCGTTAATAGAAAAAGAAGCACCAAGCTTAAATAACTTATTAGATCCAGAGGATGTAAAAGAGTTTAAGGCTATGACGTCTGAGTTAAGAGACACTTGGACCAAGAAACAAGTTTTTAGAACAGAAACAGAAATGAGAATGTCTGTTCTACAAGATATGAAATATCCAACTAAAGCTGCAAAGTATTGGCAGTGTGTTAGAGAACAAAATGTTTTCTTAGAAAATTTAATGAGTTTATCTTTTGATTGTAGAAGAGCAGAGGCAAAACTTAAATGGTTAGAGAAAAAAGTTGAGACAGAAACTGATGAATATAAATTAGAAAAATATAAAATAGATCTTGATGAAGCTAGATATGGTTTAGCAAATATGCAATTAATTGCGAGAGACCGTATGAGAGAAATTAAACTTTGGTCTACATTAAAAAAAGAGTTTGATGATGGTTCGTTTGATACTAAGGATGTTAACAGACATCAACTAGAATCGTACGAATTAATTATGAAAAATAAAGCAAATACATTAACATCAGGTTCTTCACAACCTGAAGTGTTTAATGTGTTAGGTCAATTAAATACTATAGAAAGAGTTAAAAAATCAGGAGAAATGATTTACAATAAGAAAGAACAATTAACTAATGACCTCGGAGCAAAATCCAAAATTTAAATTTATATTTTTAGGGCAATCGGTATTAAGATATCAAGTGCCTCTTGATATATATAATATTATTAATCATATCTATGAATCAAAGTATTCTGAGCTTAGACCTGCTAATAAACAATTGGTAGGTAAAATAGAAAAAGAACATAGTTTATTTTATGATGGTACAGATAATAGTAGAATGACTAAACATAATCATTTACCTCAAGACGTTATCATGTGGTTTGAAAAACATTTTAAACACTATTTAAATTGGAATAATATTAAAGGTTATAAAACACATTTAAACTCTATTTGGGTTAATCAAATGTTTGAACATGAATACAATCCAGTGCACGTGCATCAAGGATTATTGTTTACTGGTTTATCTTCTGTAATGATTTTAAAACTACCTAAGTCTTATGGCGTAGAATATTCTGCTGCAGAACAACCACAAAATGGTAAATTACAAATACTAGGATCTTCTTCTGGTATGTTTGCAAATATAGATTATCAACCAGAAATTAAAGAAAGAGATTTTTATATTTTTCCATATGATATGAGACACTGTGTATATCCATTTAATGGACCAGGATATAGAAGAACACTAGCAGCAAACATGGATGTAGACTATAATCCAATTCAAAACAGAGGAGTAAGTTAATGTACGAAAATATACAAATAACAGAACCTAAATGGAAAAGTTGGATTGTACAAACAACAACTCCAATATTTACTCCTGATCAGTGTCGACAAATTATAGAGGCAGGAAGACGTCAACCACCACAAAAAGCACAAGTAGGAATGAATAAACCAGAAGGTGGATTAGACACAAAGAAAAGAATTACAACAATATCTTGGCTACCCTTTAAAGAAATGGGACATATGTATTATGACTTAAATAAATTTATACAAAAAGCAAACGAAAACCATTTTGGTTTTGGAGACATACGAGTTACAGAAAATGCACAATTTACAGAATATCCAGAAGGTGGGTTTTATGATTGGCATATGGATTGTGATGTAAATATGCAACACGAACCACCTGTTAGAAAAATATCAATGACTCTTTTATTAAATGATCCATCAGAGTTTGAAGGTGGACATTTAGAGTTAATGGCACCTGGTAAATTTGCTGAACTTAAACAAGGTCATGCAATAGTTTTTGCATCTTTTTTAAACCATAGAGTTGCACCAGTTACTAAAGGTGTTAGACAGTCATTGGTTGTTTGGTTTGGAGGCAAACCATTTAGATGATTATAGAACAATTTTTTCCAACTATAATATACGGTAAAGACCTTAATTTAAATACAAACGAGTTAGCTCAAAATATTATAAACTGGTCTAACCAAGATAAAGGTCTTAAAAAAACAAACGTAGATGGCTGGCACTCAACAACTGACATGCATCAAAAACCTGAGTATAAACCTTTGGTAAATGAATTATTTATGATGATGCAAGAAATATGGAAAGAAGAACATTTAGATAGAGAACCTATGTTAGGTAATATGTGGGCTAATATTAATCCTCCTAATGGATACAATAGACCTCACGTTCACCCTAACTCTACTTTTAGTGGAGTCTATTATGTAAAATGTCCACCTAATTGTGGACAACTTGTGTGTAATGATCCAAGACCTGGAATACAAACTCACATGCCCACTAGAAAAAAAGGTGAACCACCAAAACATTTGTGGAGAGAAGTTCATATAGAGCCGATAGAAAATAGAGCAGTAATATTTCCTGCTTGGTTATGGCATAGTGTTGAACCTAACAAATCAAATGATATAAGAATATCAGTAAGTTTTAATTTTGTACAACATGGCTTTCAATAAATATCAAGTAATTAAAAACGCAGTATCATACGAGTTAGCTAACTTTGTATTTAACTATTTTTTACTTAAACGTGATGCAGTAGCATTTATGTATCAAAACAATCTTACATATGATACAGGCATGCTAGGAACATGGACAGATCAACAGATACCTAATACATATTCTCACTATGCAGATTTTGCTATGGAAACATTACTTGTTAAAATGTTACCAGTTATGGCTAAAGAAACAGGATTAAATTTAGTGCCTACATATTCTTACGCTAGAATATATAAAAAAGGCGATGAATTAAAAAGACACAAAGATAGACCTTCTTGTGAGATATCTACTACTTTAAACCTTGGTGGAGATCCATGGCCTATATTTATCGACGGTACGGGGGCTGACAGCGTCATAGATGAGTATAAAAACATACATAAGCCCAATGCACCCAAAGGTACTAAAGTCTTGCTTGAAGTAGGAGATATGCTAGTATATAGTGGATGTGAACTAGAACATTGGAGAGAACCTTTTGAAGGAAATGTCTGCGGACAAGTATTTCTTCATTATAACCATGTTAATGGTCCTTTTGCTGAAAAGAATAGGTTCGACAAAAGGCCGATGTTAGGTGTTCCGCCAATACGGAATATGTAATATGAGGTTATATGCTACAAAAAATAGGTTTTCAACCTGGAATCAATAAACAGCTAACGCCGACAGGAGCAGAAGGTCAATGGATCGACTGTGATAATGTTAGGTTTAGATACGGTACACCTGAAAAAATAGGTGGTTGGAAACAATTAGGTGAAAGTAATTTAACTGGTGCAGGACGTGGACTTCATCATTTCGTAAATAGTTTAGGTAGAAAATACGCAATCATAGGTACAAACAGAATTTTATATGCATACTCGGGCGGTGTGTTTTATGACATACATCCAATTAAATCTACAACAACTCTTACAAATGCATTTACCACGACTAACGGATCATCTACAGTTACTATAACTTTTAGTGGCGCTCATGGTATATCTGCACAAGATATAATTTTATTAGATAATTTTTCTACAATAACAAATTCTAATTTTGGATCATCTGATTTTGATAATAAAAAATTTATGGTAACGACTGTACCATCAAGCACAACTATAACTATAACTATGCCATCAAACGAAACAGGATCTGGTGCAACTGCATCAGGTGGTATTAGAGTGCAACATTATTATACAGTAGGTCCGGCTGTTCAAGCAAAAGGTTTTGGTTGGTCTCTTGGAACATGGGGCGGTGAAGAAGTAGGAGCTTTCACTACAACTTTATCAGGTGCAATTAATGCATCTGTTACAACTGGTATTACATTAGCAGACCCATCACAGTTTCCAAGTTCAGGTACAAATTTTGTATTAATAGGAACAGAAGAAATATCTTACACAGGTATTAATGCATCTAATGAGTTAACAGGTGTAACAAGAGAAGTAAGAAATACCACAGCTGCATCACACGGTGCTGGAGATACAGTTACCAATACATCAAACTATGTAGCATGGGGTGAGGCTGCATCAGGAGATTTAGTATTAGAACCTGGTATGTGGTCATTAGATAACTTTGGTGACAAAGCTATTTGTTTAATTCACGACAGCGCCGTATTTGAATGGAACTCTGCTGCATCAAATGCAACAGATAATAGAGCAACAATTATATCTGGTGCACCAACAGCATCAAGACATATGTTAGTATCTACACCGGATAGACACTTAGTATTCTTTGGAACAGAAACAACTATTGGTGATACATCTACACAAGATGATATGTTTATTAGATTCTCAGACCAAGAGGATATAAACACATATGTGCCCACTGCAACTAATACTGCGGGTACACAAAGACTTGCTGATGGCTCACAGATAAGAGGAGCAATCAGAGGTAGAGATGCAATCTATGTTTGGACTGATACAGCGTTGTTTACACAACGTTTTGTTGGTCAACCATTTACGTTTGCATTTGCACAAGTAGGAACTAACTGCGGACTCGCAGGACAAAACGCATGTGTAGAAGTTGATGGTGCTGCATACTGGATGTCAGAGAACGGTTTCTTTAGATATGCTGGTAAATTAGAATCATTACCTTGTTTAGTAGAAGACCATGTCTATGATAACATAAATTTAGAATCTGGTAATCAAATGGTGTCAGCAGGATTAAATAACTTGTTTGGTGAAGTAATGTGGTTTTATCCAACAACTGGATCATCAGTTGTAAATAAAATGGTTGCTTATAATTATTTTGATTCATCACCACAAAGACCTGTTTGGACTGTAGGCACATTAGCTAGAACCATGTGGGAGGACTCTGCAGTATTTGGTTCACCACATGCATTAGAATACGATGCAGGTACAGATACATCTTTTGATGTTGTGGGAAACACAGAAGGTAGAACAACTTACTATCAACACGAAACAGGAACAGATCAAGTTAAAGGTGGAACTGTTACAGCTATCACAGCAAATATTGCTTCTGGAGATTTTGACATTACACAACAAAGAGCAGCGCAAGGACAACTAACAGGTGTTGCTTCTATTAGAGGAGATGGTGAATATTTAATGAAGATAAGAAGATTTGTACCAGACTTTATATCTCAAACTGGTAATACACAAGTTACGTTACAACTAAGAGATTTTCCAAATGACACACAAGCAAGTTCATCACTTGGACCGTTTACCGTAACATCTTCTACAAAGAAAGTAGATACACGTGCAAGAGCTAGAGCTATTGCATTAAAAATAGCAAACACCGGATCTAGTGAAAGTTGGAAACTAGGAACTTTTAGATTAGATATACAACCAGATGGAAGAAGATAATGGCTAAGATAGTACAAGTATTAACAAGACCATCAAAACAATACGATTTGCCTACAGCAGAAGCACAAGTTAGAGATCTAGATGCAATCGTAGAAAAATTAAATACAACGTTTCAACAAGAATTAAAAGATGAGGTAGAAGCATTTAACTTCTTTTTACAATAATGGCTAATAGTTTTATAAATAAAAAAGTAGATTTAACTACAACAGATTTAACTACATTGTATACGGTGCCTAGTTTTAAGACGGCTGTTATTAAATCATTAATAGTATCAGAAGATGCTGGATCAGGATCTACAATAACTATAACATTAGTAAATTCTAGCGGTGCTATCTTTAATGTATATAAAGATAAAGCCATAGCATCTAAAGCAACATCAGAACTTTTATCTCAACCTCTTGTAATGGAGGAAAGTGAGGTACTTAAAGTACAAGCTGCTGACGCGAATGAGCTGCACGTCATAGCTTCAATATTAGAAATACAGCCACGAGAGGTAACAAC